CATCACCTTCGGGTCCGGTATCACGAAGGTAGAACTGATCCCAAGGTGGTGGTGCCTATGAAGCCAATTCTTTATCCTGCTGGCGAGACGGAGTTCCGCAACAACGGCCTCGGCAGGCTTTCGGAAGCGACGAAGTGCCTCGTGACGGAGGAACGCAATGGCCAGTACGAACTGGAAATGCAGTATCCGATCACCGGGCGGCACTATAAGGAGATTGTGGAAGAGCGGATCATCGCGGCCCGGCATGACGACAGTGATGATATCCAGCCTTTTCGTATTTATAAGATCACCCGGCCTATGAACGGGATTGTGACGATATCCGCTCGTCATATCAGCTACCAACTGTCCAAGGTAGCTGTCATGCCCTTTGCAGCAAATACCTGTGCAGAGGCACTGGCCGGGATGATCTCAAACAGCGTCGGTGATTGTCCGTTTGATTTCTGGACCGATAAGCTGCTGCAGGCGAGTTTTTCTGTGGACGTGCCTTCTTCCTTCCGGTCCCTTCTGGGCGGCACCTCCGGGTCAATCCTGGATGTGTACGGTCCTGGCGAGTATGAATGGGACAAGTTTACGGTGAAGTTTCACACCCACCGGGGCTCCAATCAGGATGTGATGATCCGGTATGGGAAAAACCTGACAGATGTGAAGAAGACCACGGATACCAGTAACCTCTGGACCGGCATCCTGCCATACTGGGCAGGGACCGATGAAGCTGAGCAGGCCGTTCTGGTCACGCTGCCGGAGAAAGTGATCTACTCGGATATGGCGGAGAGCTTTGTCTACCGGATGGTGGTTCCGGTGGATTTATCCTCTGCCTTTCAGGAGCAGCCTACGGTGGAGCAGCTGCGGTCCCGGGCGCAGGCGTATGTGAATGCCAATGCGGCAGACGGCATCCCAGCATCCATCGATGTATCCTTTGTGGCCCTCTGGCAGACAGAGGAATACAAGAACTGGGCCCCGCTCCAGAAGCTGAAGCTCTGTGATACCGTGACGGTCTATCACAAGGGGCTGGGCATTGAGAACAAGGCCAAGATCGTATCCGTCACCTACGATGTGATCCTGGAGCGATATGAGAAGATGACCATCGGTGAGGTGAAGACAAGCCTCGGTGATTCCATCCGGCAGATCTCGGAGGAAATCAAAAAGGATGTGCCCACAAGCGCATCGGTGTCACAGGCGATCAGCCTTGCCACCAACATCCTATCCGGGAGCACTGGCGGCAACATCGTGATCAACACAAACACCAAGGGGCAGCCGATTGAAATTCTCTCGATGAACACGGCGGATATCAAAACCGCCACCAAGATCATAAAGATTGATAAAAACGGCATCTCTGTATCCAAGACCGGGTACAGCGGTGCCTTTACTGTATTGCTGGATATCGACGGGAAGCTGGATGCAGCAGCGCTGAAGGGCATCATAGATGCGGTACTGATCAAGTCCGGGACGCTTTCGGATAAACAGAGCAACGTGACCTGGAACATGGCCACCGGCGCTTTTGCCGGAAAGAATGTGACCATCACAAACCTGTCGGCTACGTCGGTAAGCGGGACAACCGTCACGGGCGATACCGTCAGTTCCGGTGATGGCTATACCGGAAGCTACCATGTGGATGGTGCCACGATCAGCGTCCGGGCAGGCATTGTCACCGGGAAAACGGATGATGAGGAACCGGCAGCCACAGGCTATACCGGGACCTACCATGTGGACGGCGCTACGGTGACCGTTCAGAACGGGATCATCACTGCCGTGACCACTGATCCGGAGCCGGAACCAGAAACACCGAGTGGTGAGGAAGGAGATAATTCATGATCACAACACAAATAGAACTGGATGTCTCTCCGGGCGGCATCGCTCCGGTGATTCATGTTAGTCAGTATGATACCGGGAGCAGAACGCTCCAGTTTAACCTGATCGCGACAGCTGGAGACCTGATCCTGCCAAATGGAACCCATGCAGAAATCAGGGGTACCAAACCGGATGGAAATGGTTTCTCCTATGACTGCCTGGTGACAGGAAAAACAGTCGAAGCCGATGTAACGGAACAGATGACTGCTGCTGCTGGCAAAGCAATCTGTGAGATTGTGCTCTATACCGGCACACCTGCCGGAGAAGATACACCGGCATCACAGGACTTTACGCAGCTTTGCACGGCAAACTTTATCCTGTTTGTGGAGCGTGCAGCCCTTGATAAGGATACCGTGAAATCCGGGTCAGAGATTAAACAGCTGATTACGGTGATCGACAGGACGGACGAGCTTCTTGCAGCGGCTCAGACAATGGACGATGCGCAGACGGCGATCCGTCAGATGACTGAGTCGACCAGGACAGATATGAATGCCCTGGCTCAGCGCGTGGAGACCAATGCACAGGAACTTGCGGCTGCCTCTGCGGCATCGGCGCAGTCTGCAGCAAGATCCGCAGCATCTGCGGCAGAGACACTTGAAATGGTGGATATCAAAGGTGAACAGATCGCAAGGATCTCTGTCACTTCTGATACTCTGGCAAGGCAGGCCCTTGAGAAGGCTACCAACGCGGAAAATGAATCAGCGGAAGCAGCGAATTCTGTGGATCAGCTGAATCAGGGACTTGCGAGCCTGCGACTCATCACGGAAGGGAAAATTGACGATGCCTATGTGGAAGACGGGTTCCTGTACATGACATCAGATGGCGATATCAAGGTCGGGCCGCTGGGACCCTTCTCCGGTGGCGGAGGTGGTGGATCTTCAGGAAACAATGCACACCTGACGCTGACCAACCGCTCCGGGTTCCTCTCGAAGACGATTGCTCAGGGGGATGCCCTGCCGCTCATGATCAACTGGACTTCAGAGGAAGACGATATTCCGACCGGGAACGGGACACTGAAGATCACGGTCAGCGGTGTAGTGAAAGCAATGCTCGATGTCGGCCAAGGTGATGTGACGGTGGATGTATCTCCGTACCTGCCTGCAGGATCTTCTGTTGTGAAACTCAACGTAGCAGACAGTTATGGAAACAACCGGACCCTGAATTTTACCATCACAGTGGTAGTACTGACACTCAGCTCCTCCTTTGACGATGCGGCTGCGTACGCCGGGCCGATCAGCTTTCCATATGTGCCGACCGGCAACATCCAAAAGACCGTACATTTCCTTCTGGATGGGGACGAGATCGGGACCACGGTCACCTCAGTTTCCGGTAGGCAGCAGTCTTTTACGATTCCGCAGCAGCAGCATGGAGCGCACAGCTTCTCCTGTTATTTTGAGGCGGTGATCAACGGGCAGACGGTCCGATCCAATGAACTGTATTACGAGATTATTTGCCTGGAGGCGATGAGTCTTGATCCGATCGTGACCTGTTCCTTCCATGAAAAAAGCGTGAAGCAATACACCACGATTCATATCGGATTCTCTGTGTATAACCCGGTCTCCATGAATGCAGAAGTGCAGATCTTGAAAAATGGTGTAGTGATCTCGACGCAGACAGTCGGCAGAAGCAAACAGGACTTTGCTTGCCGCATGGATACGGTGGGAGAATTCACTTTTGAGATCCGATCCGGTAGCGCCAGCAGGAGTTTCTCTTTTACTGTCACAGAATCGGATATTGAGATCGAAGCTGAAACAGAAGCCTTGGCACTTTTCCTTACCAGCATGGGAAGAAACAACACAGAGGGAAACCGCTCAGTATGGCGCTCTGGGGATATTCAGGCACAGCTTTCCGGTTTCAACTACGAATCTGACGGTTGGCAGAAGGATGAGCAGGGAGTGTCGGTCCTCCGGGTATCCGGTGATGCCAGGGTGCAGATTCCGTATCAGCTTTTCGGGAGTGACTTCCGTACCGCAGGCAAGACCATCGAGCTGGAGTTTGCTACCAGGACGGTTATGAACTACGATGCGGTGATCTTAAGCTGCCTCTCCGGTGGCCGAGGACTATTTCTCACGGCCCAGAAGGTCCAGCTGAATTCCGAGCAGAGCGAGATCTCCATGCAGTTTAAAGAAAACGAACATGTCCGGGTCGCCTTTGTGGTAGAGAAACGGACAGAAAACAGGCTGGTGTACTGCTACATCAACGGGATCATGTCCGGTGCGATTCAGTATCCGGCCAATGATGACTTTGCACAGACGGAACCGGTCGGGATCTCCATCGGCAGCAATGAATGTACGATCGACCTTTACTGCATTCGTGTTTATGACAATGACTTGACCAGGTCACAGATTCTCGACAACTGGATCGCGGATACTCAGGACGTGGATGATATGCTTTCCCGTTACCAGCGCAATCAGGTCTATGACGCCTATGGCAACATCGTAAAAGAGCAGCTCCCGAGTGACCTGCCGTATCTGATTCTCGAAGCGGATGAGTTGCCACAGTATAAGGGAGATAAAAAGACAGTTTCCGGTTCTTATACAGACCCGCTCCATCCGGAGAAGTGCTTCACTTTTATCGGTGCGCAGTTCGATGTCCAGGGCACTTCCTCTCAGTACTATGAGCGGAAGAATTATAAGGCGAAGTATAAAAACGGATTTGTGATGGCGAACGGTGCGACGGCAGACAAGTTTAGGATGCGGGATACTTCCATTCCGTTGGCGACTTTCTGCTATAAGGCGGACGTTGCATCTTCGGAGGGTGCCAATAACGTGGAACTCGTTCGGCTCTATGATATGGCTTGCCCGTATAAAACGCCAGGGCAAAGAGAAGACACACGCGTGCGTCAGGGTATCGACGGTTTCCCGATCGTGGTCTTCTGGCATGACACCGTAAATGACACCACCATCTTCATGGGGAAATACAACTGGAACAACGACAAGTCCACGGAGGAAGTCTTCGGTTTTCAGGAGGACGATGAGTCTTGGGAAGTCCGGAACAACACCGGTGATCGCGTTGTGTATAAATCCGCTGATTACAGCGGCGACGCATGGCTGAACGACTTTGAAGCAAGGTTCCCGGATACAGACCCGCC